GAATTAGAAGTTTTAGGAATTAAGGATTTAGATTTTCACGAACTAAATAAAGAAGGTAAAAATAAAATTGGTATGGTAATTAATTTAGATGAAAGTTGGAAATCTGGTTCTCATTGGGTTGCTTTATACGCAAATTTAGATAAAAATCAAATTTATTATTTTGATTCATTTGGAAAAAAACCTTACAAAAGAACAAAAAAATTTATTAATAAAATATTTACATATATGTACAAGAACAAATATAAAAAGAACCCTAGAATTAATGATATAATAAAAGGGGGCGCTAGCATAAAAGACTTTGATGTTAAATATAATAGTAAACAACATCAATTTAATAATACCGAATGTGGTGTATATTCTATGAATTTTATTATTAGATTAGTTAGAGGTGAAACTTTTGATGAAATTACAAATAATATTACTAAAGATGCTGAAATGAATAAATGCAGAGACAGTTACTTTAGGAACTAGAGAAAATTAAAGGCAGTTACTTTAGAAACTAGAGAAAATTAAAGGCAGTTACTTTAGGAACTAGAGAAAATTTATTTATTTATTAACTAGAAACTAGTTTCTATTGGTTCACTTAATTCTAATTGAACACTTATACTATAATTTAAACCATAAAAATTATATGGTCTTCCTTTAGAATCTTTAAATTCTATATCTAAATTATCTAATTCAATTGGTTCATCAAATTTAAATTGTTGCACCGCTTGATTTCCAATATATAAAACACCAAAGGGAATATTTTCTTCTATATTATTAATAAATAAATATATTTTATCTTCTATTCTTAAATCCCAAGTTTTATCAGCTACATATGATTCATTATTTATATATTCTTCTGTAAATCCTAAAACTTCTTTACTTAATGGAGTTTGAATAATATCAAATTTTGTATCACTTTTAATTTCGACTTTTTCTTCATAATTTAATTCAAAAGTAAAATTACTTTTTTTTGTTAATAAATTTAATACATCATCGATTTTATACTTTCCTGAATTTAATTTAATTTCTATAATTTCATCTTCACATTTAATTTTAAAAATATTATTTTTATCTTCTTCTATATTATATCTTGGAACTGGAATTGAATAAGACATCATTCTAATTCCATTTATATTACTTATTTTATTAAAATTAAAAACATATTTACTAGTTGATGTTTGAGGTGAAATATCCATTAATACGTGTTTTAATCCATAAACATAACTATATTTTTTTAACAAAACTTTCATTTCCTCTTCTTTCTTTCTAATTTCTATTTCTTTTTCATTTAATTTTGTAAATTCAGTTCCTATTTCTTTTTTAACAAAATCAAAACCCAATTGTTTTTTTAATAATTTATTCTCTTTCTTTAAATTATCTAAATCAGTAGTATCTACTTTTTTAGATATACCTAATTTTTTTAATGCATCTTGTACCTTTTGCATATTTACTTTTGGTTTTGGAGATTCTTCTGAATCATCTTCATTTCTACTTAAATATTTTAAATGATCTTTTTCATATATTTCTCTTCTAATTTTTTCTCTTTCTTCTCTTATCATTTCTTCTCTTTGATAATCTTTTTCTTCTTTCTCTTTTCGAAGCTCCTCAATTGTTTTAGGTTGTAAATTTTGCATAGTATCTACTTCATTATTAATTAAAACAAGTTCAGTACTTACATTACCTCTATCTCTTTCTAAACTTTTTAATCTTTGTTCAAAACTTCTATGATCTTCTTCAAATTCTAATGATTCAACAGGCTTATCAATATTATTAATATCATATAAATCGTTATTATCATTTGCACTTAAAAATCCAGTATCTAATTCATCTTCAGGTATGCTTTGAGAAAAATTTGGTTTACCACCTTTTCTTTTAGATTCTGGTAATGATCTACTATTATTTTGTTTAAAATCTTCAGATCCTGCTTTAATATTTGTTGGTACTGGTTTTAAAAAATCAGGTGTTGAAGGTCTTTTAGCTATTGATGATTCTATTTCTCTTTCACTCATTAATTTTTCAAAACTATTTCCCATTTCTCCTGTATTTCTAGAACTTTGATAATTATTAAATTGATAGTTATCATTCATATTTTCAACTATTGGTTTAAATAATTTATCAAATCTAGGATCTGGTATGTTATTTTTACTTTCTCTTTCAAAACCAGGAGGATAAAGAAAATTTTCTTGATTCTTATTTGTTGCTAACGGTCTATCCATAAGTTTATTACCTTTATTAGGCATTGAATTAAAATCTCGTTCAAATTTTAATTTTGATGAATTAGGTTCTATTATTCCATTTTTTTGATTACTTATTTGATCTACCGTTTCTTTTATTGACATTTTATTAAATTGATTTAAAATAGATTCAAAGTTTTCTTTATTTATCATATTTGGTTGTAATTTAGAAGAAATAACTTGCATTTTCTTTTTTAAAATTTCTAATGCCTTCTCTTTTACATTTTTACTTTTTTCATTTAAGTTTAATATATTTATTATTTCATCGTATAGTTCAGCTATATTTTCATCTGAAAATAATTTATTCATAATAATTTCTCCTGGTTCTTGTTCAAAACTTTGATTATTAAAATTATTCATTAAAGATCTAAGAAATACTAATTCATTTAATGTTTTTTCAATACTGTCATTATTAAATTTTTGAATTATCATTTTTGGGTTTGCATTACTATCTATTTTTAATTTATCATAATTGCTTTTCATATTTTTTTGTAATATATTTAAAATATTTTTCTTACTCTCTTTTGAAATATCTGATAATTTAAGTTTATTTATTATATGTTTGTGTAAAAGTAACCTATTTTCTTTAGAAAATAACTCTGTAAATAGATTCTTTTTACTTGTGTTAACTTCTAATGTCGTCATTAAAATATAATTTGTCTTTTTTTTAAGCCAAACTTATAAATTATTTTTTACGTTCAAACTTATAAAGTAATTGATTTTTCAGACATTTTAGAATAAACAGATACATTATCATCTATTTCTTCTTCTTTATTTTTAGTTAGCACAGGAGTCTCACCATCGTAATTTGCTAACAAATTCCAAGGAGGATAATATAAATCTGATTTAATATATTGATCCTCTTTTAATACACCATAACTAATTAATGCCATTTTAGCAGCAGCTTGTTCTCCTTCTTTCTTAGAATTACCAGTTCCAAATCCAATACATCTATCCTTAAAATGTTCCTTTTGATTTGAATCTGCTTTTTCAACTCCCATAATAAATGTTCTCTTGTGAGGTGGACCTTCAAAATGAATAATGCAATAACTAGGAAATTTCCATTTTTGTTCGTGATAATATCTTAGTAGTCTATCCTTGTAATTATTATCACGATATAATTTATCAGAATAATCAATAACAGTTTCTAGTAAGTTTACAAACAATAAAATACAAACCTCTAATCCATTACTTAGAAATAAAGCACCCATAAATGCTTCCATCACATCTTCATGAATCTTCTCCAAATTTCTTCCATTCATTGATTCAATTTGCTTTGAAATAATAAAAAATTTATCCAAACCAATATCTTTTGACATAATTGCCAAATTAGTTTTATCTTCAATCTTAGTTTGTAATCTAGTCATAAATCCCTCGTCTTGGTCTTTATACCTATAAAATAGATACATTGAAACAGTTAATTTAATAACTCTGTCTCCAAAATATTCTAATCTCTCATAACTTCTTGGTCTCAATTCTAATAATTCTGGAGGATTACCTAATTCTTTTTTTGAGGCTGTTAGAATATCATCTGGAAAAATATCCTTCTTACAATAAGATTTGTGAGTGAAAGCTTCTTCAAAAAAATTAATATGATTAACTTTGTCAACTTTAACACTATAATTATTTAAAATTTTAATAATATCTTCTTCTTTTACGAGGACATTATTTAAATTATATGGAATTTGAATTATTTCTTCTAAACCATCTGAATTAATAACTTTAATTCCTTCAGTCATATAGTTAGTTTCTGTGCTCATTTATTAATAGTAAAGTAAGTATTATCTATAAATGGGTTTTGCAATTTTTTTAGACTCAATAAAAAACATTTAAAAATATTATTTTATAATTACTTTATTATAACTACTGAAAAAACTAATTGAGGCTACACAAAAATCATACTCTTCGGTTTATCACGTAAACCTTTCTAACTTAAAAAATCAAATTACTACTTGGCATAATGAATTACCCAACATAAAACCTTATTACGCTGTTAAATCTTTACCCTTAGATAATATTTTAAAAAATTTAGCATTATCAAATGTAAATTTTGATTGTGCTAGTCGTGGTGAAATTGAAAGTGTATTAAAATACACTAATCCTCAAAATATTATTTATGCTAACCCATCCAAATCTGATGTTGATATTATGTACGCTGATGAGAAAAAGGTTAATTGGTTAGTTGTAGATTCAGTAGAAGAAATTCAAAAAATGAATTTTATAAATCCAAATTTAAAGAAAATTATTAGAGTTAAAGCGGTTGA